TTTTAACAACTAAAAATTTTATACGTTTTCAACATATTATTAATATTCGTTATTAATTTTATTTTTTCTAAATTATAAGGCCTTATCGATTCAATACATTCTTCATATGTTTTCCATTCCATTTTACTTACTTCTGATTTTTCAAAATTATCCATATTTGTAGTATCCGAATAATTCATAAAATTCAAATAATATTTATGTTTATAAGATTTATAATTCGAACCAGTAAATATCTCTTCAAATGGTAATATATTTTGAATATTTTTCAATTTATTATTCTTAAATCCAGTTTCTTCACAAAATTCACGAATAGCACAATCATAATCTTTTTCTTGATAATTTCGACGACCTTTTGGAAATCCCCATTCAGGTTCGTCCCATAGTGGAAATGTATTACTATATTCAATTAACATATCCATATTATAAAAATCATTCTTATTTAAAATACCCTTTTTTAAAAGATTGAATTTATCTCTTGAAGTCAATTCCTCTGATTTATATTGGTTTGAAATATGTTCATTGCCCCAAATACATTTCCATAAAGAATCAAAAGACATATTTTTGATATTTTCTTTTTCTTGATTCGTCATTTGTTTTAGCATATTGATTATATAATCTTTGTTATAGACTGAATATTTACCACGCATAAAATCTATATATCCTAAAGTATCTTTTCGTCTTATCATTAGATATTCTATGTTATTATCATGATTTATGCGATATACTATTATTCCTATACTAGTAATCGGCATTTTACATTGATGATATAAATGTCCTATTTTACCACAATTATTACAATAATTATCATTCATTTTTAATTTTTCAAATACGATTATCCTATTTGATTATAGTAACATGTCTTTATATATTTACTTTATCAAAGAATGGATTTATCTAAAACAAATTTTTTCAAACCAGATGTTTGGGGGCCGCATTATTGGTTTTTTTTACATACAATATCAGAGTCTTATCCCATTACACCGAATAGCATTACAAAAAAGAAATACTATGATTTGATACAAAATATGCCTCTATTTATTCCAGTAGTTGAAATGGGAGATAAATTTAGTGAATTTTTAGATAAATATCCGGTAACACCATATTTAGATAATCGTGATTCTTTCGTTAGGTGGGTACATTTTATTCACAACAAGTTCAATGCTTTATTGGGTAAAGAACAGATATCATTACCTCTCGCTTTAGAAAAATATAGGGCAGAGTACAAACCAAAACCTATTTATTTATCAGAAAAAATAAATTTACGAAAACATTATATTCATGCTGCGCTTATCTTGATTTTTGTGGTTTTAATCTATATCTATTATGAATAACTTTCTCAATATAATATAGATAATATAAATAAAATTCAAATATGAGAATAGAGATTATCATTTTTTTAATAGCTGCTTTCGTTGTTGCTAATATTTATACAGATGGAAAATATATGAAACTATTAATGTCTTGGAAAAAATATTATCAAATGGCCGGTGTAGTATTTATAGCACTTATGTTATATATTTTAATAAAACGTAATCCATTAAGAACTCGAGAAATAGTATCAACTACAAATGATTATATTAAATATTTACCAATTGATAGAAATACATCAAATTTCATTTCACCTATATTGGATTTTACATCAAAACAAAATTTTGGCGAAAATAATGGTTATAATGACTATAATTATCCGGTTATACCAATGCCTACATATCAATCCACCGCTGAATCCAAATTAATGAATTCTGGAAAAAAATCGACAAAACGTTCTGTAAGCGAAACAAAAAAGAAATTTGTAGCAGCAAGACAGAACTGGACATGTGGTGATTGTAAAAAACAATTACCTGCGTGGTTTGAAGTAGATCATACAATACGTTTAGAAAGAGGTGGTTCTAATCATGTAGATAATTTAGTTGCTTTATGTAGAGATTGTCATGGTAAAAAAACAGCAATAGAAAATTTATAATCTATTCATTGAAAAGCAAAATATATTTATTTAATCCAATAAATATATTCATAAATAATATACAAGTCATTATTTTAATGTTGAAAATATTCAATGCTATAAAAGAATTTTTTCAAAAAATAATTATTTCAATAAGTAAATTTATTAATGATAAACAGAATGAATTTTCCGAATTTATAAGTAAGATATTCATTGATACAGATTTACAAAACTGTTTAATAAAATATGGAGTTATTTATATTTTTATTTTCGTAGTTATAATATTATTAGGTTATGCTGCTAATGACCCTGCTGCTTTAACCAGTAAATTATATATATATTTATTTGTCGTGATAATACCGTTTATTCTATTATATTTTCTATTAATGAATAAAACTAAAAATAATAATTCGAATTATAATTTTCTTGTTTATGGATTAAGTTTATTATTTTTATTAAGTCTTGTATATTATTTTACAAATACAAATTCTGCGTCATTTTTAGTTGCGAGTTACGTAATAAATATATTATTATTATTAATAGTAATTGTTGGATTAGCTATTTTCTTTTATATCTATAGTAATTATTTAAAATCATTATCAGGATGGAGTGGTTTTTTTACATATTTATCATTTTATATACCATGTCTATTAATTATTTTTATTAAATATATTTTGAATGAATTCAAAATGACGACGAATATAGTGTTTGTTTTATTTATAATAGAAATAGTATTAATATTATTATATTTTTATTTACCAAAAATTTTGAATAAACTTTCAAATAAAGATGGTATTATAATACTGGAAGAGTCCGCTTTCTTGGATAAACAACAGATACTATCGAGTTCATCTGATTTAAAAATACCAGATTTAAACCCAAATGGCTCTCAAAAAAACACATTTAGACGCAATTATTCGATATCATTATGGGTTTATTTAAACGAACAATCTAGTGATTATAAAGCATATTCAAAAGAAACAAATATTTTCGATTATGGTAATGGAAAACCAAGAATAACATATTATAACGATTCTTATGACTCTAAATATACAGATAAATATATTTTTTATTTTAATGAATCACATGGTGATAAATCAGGCTTTGAAATTTCATTACCTCATCAAAAATGGCATAATTTCGTATTTAACTATAGAGATAGTATGGTTGATTTATTTATAAACGGTAATTTAGAAAAATCGTATAGTTTTACCGAAAATAATAATCAAACTTTTTTCGTGAGTGATCAAATAACAATTGGTAATACAGACGGGTTATATGGTGCTATATGTAATATAAAATATTATACAGAACCTCTAACGCAATTCCAAATAGTAAATATGTATAATTTATTAATGAATAAAAATCCTCCAGTAAATAATTTATAATGATTTATTATAAAAGTAATAAAAATACAATGAATCCAGTGCTTATTATTTTAGGAGTTGTTATTGCTATATTAATTTATGTTTTGTATAGATATTTTACAGTTAGATCAACTACTATTCAATCTAGCGCTAGTTTAAAAACACCTGTTACACAAATTACAGATATTCAAAGTCCAACTAGCACAAGATATGCGTATGGTATATGGGTTTATATCAATAGTTGGGATATAAATGCTAATAAAACAATTTTTAGTCGTAAAGATAACTTAATATTATATTTAGATAAAAGTAGTCCAACCTTAAAACTTGATATGTTTATGAGTAACAGTACATCTGCGACACCTGTGAAAGAAACCCTAACAATTACCGATAATTTCCCTATTCAAAAATGGTGTTATGTAATTGTTAGTGTTGATAATCAATTTGCGGATGTATATATTGATGGAAAATTAGTAAAATCGAAAAGATTTTATACTGTTACTGGTTCTGGTAGTGCTTCTACTGGAAATATGCCAAAAACACCAGGTGATATAACCGTGCCAGTTTTCTTAGGTAATTCTGATGTAACAATACAACCATTCACTTCATTCGATGCTTATGTTGCTATGTTCAAACGTTGGACTGGACCTATAGACCCACAAACCGCATGGAGTACTTATATGGCAGGTAATGGAGGCAATAGTCTTACAAAAACATTATCTTCTTATGGTGTTAATGTAGCAATATTAAAAGATAATGTAGTTCAATCAAAATTTGCGCTGTTATAGAAATTATAGTGAGATGATAAAATAAAAATCTCAAAATAAAAAATCGTTATATTATAATATAATATAACGAATATAAATGAATAATTTTCAACCAATACAGGCACAACAAATTCAAATACCAGAATCAGTAAAAACCGGATTTGAAAATGTAGGTAATACGTTTAATAATGTAAAATCGAGTGTTACTGAATCTATCAACCAATTCTCTAATTCGGCAACAGCGGGGGTAGGTGCTTCTAGTTCTTTTTTAAGTTCGAATACAGTAATAGCAAAAATAGCTTTTTTAATTCTAGTCTTGATTGTATTTATGTTTTTGGTTAATTTAGGAATTATATTAATTGGTTACTTTATTACTCCATCAGACGACCCATACATTATAAAAGGTATGATTGATGGAACAAATAGTAAAGTTATATCCCAAGACCCAAAGTCAAAAGATAATGTCCCTATAAAACGTTCAAATAACCAATCATCAGGCATTGAATTTACATGGAGTTTCTGGATATATTTGAATGATTTAGGTAATGAGAATGGAAAATATCAACATATTTTCAATAAAGGTGATAATAATTTTGATAAAATAACATCTATATCTACGATTAATAATAGTCCTGGTGTTTATTTAGGGCCGCAAAATAATAGTTTACGTATAATAATGGATACAGTTAATGCTACCGACACAAATAACGTTATCACTGTTGAAAACATACCAATTCGTAAGTGGGTACATGTCGCTATACGTATCAAAAATACTATATTAGATGTTTATGTAAATGGTGTTGTATCAAATCGTTTAGTTCTAATTAATGTGCCAAAACAAAATTTCAACGATATTAATTTATGTCAAAATGGTGGGTTTAATGGCAAATTATCGAATTTACGTTATTATAGTAGAGCATTGAATGTATTTGAAATTAACGCTGTTGTTCTATACGGTCCTAACTTAAAAATAGCCGACACTAGTTCATTACAAAGTAAAGATTTTAATTATTTATCTAGACAATGGTATTCACAACAAGTATAGATTTTATTTTTATAGCATGAAAATCGGCATTGTAAATATAAAAAAAACTGTATAATATATAATTTGATATATATATTATACTATGAGCGATATATCGTTAAACATAGCATGTAGACAACGAAAATTACAAATGTTATTTAATATTCCACCAGTTAGATATGAAATAACTTCTCCATATGTTCAATATCCTCTATTCAATCAAAAAGATTTTGATATGCGTAGAAAAGTTGAAATATTGAAATATGAAGGTAATAAAACGAATACAAAAACCAATAAATTTAAAAAAACAGAACGTTGGTCACAATTGGTAAATGGAAAGACACAAAAATCGTCATTCACTAGTATATTTACTACCACTATCGATGCCAGTTCTGGTGATTACACCGTAATTGAAACAAAAGCAACTGTTCCAGAATGTTCCATGGATGATTTAATACCAACTCCAACATCTTCGTGTGGAATACCCGGACCTATATCATATTTAGTATATAACCCAAATGTACCATTATATAATTATTCTACACAAACAAATGCTTATGCTTTTGGCGATTCGAATGATTATAATAAATGGAAATATTATACTACGAATGATATAAAATGTCAATCTGGTGTGGAAACTAAAATTTTTACGTTATATATTAAACCAAACATTGATCAATATTCTTATACATATTCTTTTGCTATTCCAATTGGAATATATGTCAATGGAACAAATATTAACAATACAATATTAAATCAACCAATACAATTTAATAATATGGGATTAAATATAAATTCGATTGAATTAAACGCATATTATAGTAATCAAAAGGTGTCTTTACAAAAGACAGTTAGTATTATACCAGCAAAAGATATTTCTATGAATTATAATATATCATTTACTCCTACGAGTATATACAATTCATATACTGCTATATTATACACAGGAATGTTACAAGTATCAAATGTATATTTATTTACGGAACCGGGATATATTTATGATATTTATATGAAATTCAATTTGGGGTTAAATGTGAATACTAATACAACGTATAGTAGCAGCATACAAAGTACATCTTATGGAGTTATTTGTAATTTATCTTCAAACAATAAAAAAACAGAAGTGAATACTTCTATAACGAGTATCCAACCTAACGGTTATTCTGCTTTTTATTTTAATGGGTTATAAAGACTAATTACATTTTATACAATATTTTTCACGACATATAGGACAACTTTCGCATTTATTTATACAGTCAGCGCATATATAATGGCAACAACCAGGTACTACAATTGTATCCGAATCCATTTTTTCGTAGCATACTGGACAGTCCTCAAACCCATTTTGTTGTTTTAATAATTCTATTATTTTGTTTGACATTCTGTTATGATTATTTGAAAACATTTCATTCATTCTTTTTATTTTTCTATGAAGAAAACTATTCTTTTGTTCATTCATAATAACTAAATCATGTAATTCTTCTATTTGTTCTGACAAATCTTCATTTTTTTCCATTAATTCATTACGTTGTTTCAATAGTTTATTATATTTTCCATTCGTAATTGATGTTTCTGGTTTTATAGGATAAGGAGAATAGTTTTTATAATAACATACATCAATTAATACATTAAAAGATGGGGTATCTGATTCGAAATTGTTTTCATTGGTATTCATACTATAAACATTTGTCCACGAAAGAGTCTTAAAACCATCAAATAATCGATATTTATCGAAGTATTCAAAGAACTTTGTTTCAAAATAATCAAAATCTGGTAATGGTTGGTCTGTAAATATTGTTTCTTGTGGATGAATTAATTGACCATCTTCATCAAATATTTCGTGTGTAATATCACATACTTTATATTTACTGGGAATTGTTAAAACATATTCATGTACATTTTTTTTTGTATTTTTTGTTAATAGACGCAAAGGATTATAATATTTTAATTCGTCGTTTTTGATTTCAGTCATAAAGAATTCATCAAAAGAATCACGAAAGCGTTGGTCACGTGTCATATTATTGAGTTTTGTATTAGTATTATTTTATTTTAATAATACTAATTTATGTAATAAATTCATCAATTTTTTATGTTTTTTTATATTTATAATATATATTATGCCATTTATTGGTACTTATAATGGAGCTATGAAAATATTATCAGAAATAGGAACAGGAACTTGTAATGGAAGTTGTAAGTCATCGTGGATTCGTAATCTAAAATATGCTTTAAAAACAAAAACAAATCCTTTAGGATTAAATGAAAAACAACGTAAAAATATGACTGAAAAAATAAAGAGTGTTTCTGATAGAAATGCTATAAATAATCATAGTAAAACATTGAAAAAATATAAAAATAGAAAGTCTCCACCATATCCAGCTAATGAAAATTGTAATAAAAAAATGATAGGTAATGATGGAAATATGTATATTTCCAAACCAAATAAAAATAATATTTGTTCATGGAAAAAAATATAAAATATTATTGAATCATATTTATGTACTCGAGCATATAGTTCAATTCTTTTATATATTTCGTTGTAAATGTTGATAAATCAAATTCTAATTCTTCTTTTCTATTGAGTACAAAATAAAACATATATTCATATACTGATAATAATTCTTTCATTTTATCAATATCATTAGTATTTTTTTTATTTTTAAAATGATAAACATAATTATCCAAACATACATATGGTTTTTGTAAATAAATAATTGGTTCAAATGATAAATCATCTTTTAATTTCATAAAAATATTATAAACGGCATTCATTTTCTTTAATATTCGCTGATAATTAGCGTATATATCCTGATTTATTTTATATGCGGGTACATCATAACTTAATACCGAAATATTCGATATCCAATTTAAATCATCTATAAATGTTCTATCTATTTCGACTAGATTACCATCAACACAATAACTTTTCACTGACTCATAATCACGTTTTGTTTTATAATAATCATTGAGTTTTTCTTCAACGTGACTTTTTAATTTATCAATATCACTTTTTGGTAACTTAGGAAAGCATTCACATTTATTCATAATGTTCTCGATTATATCTAATTCAGTTTCAATAATTGGAAAACTATATCCGAGTTCATGGTAAAGGGTTCTCTGTAAATGGTCATCGAGAACCTCGGTTGAATAACTACCACCGCGTACATTTTCAATACCATAAAATGACATATATTTTTTTACATACATATCAACTTCTAATTCAGTAGTAATATTGATAGATTCGTGTATACTTAATGGATTATTGTTTTTTGCGAAACTATACAATAATTTACATTCCATAAATATTTTTTCTGGTTCTGACCGGTTTGATAAATGTATAATCCATTTCTCATTTTCCAAAACTATAACGTATAATGTTTTCGTTGTCATCAACGATTGTATTTATAAATATAAGCATAATCGTTTATATTTATTTTTTTACATATTCATATTTTATATTCTAGTATATTGACTTTTCAATGGATGGTTCATGTTGCTCGTTAAAGTGGGGTTCAGGCACATTTGTTTATCTGGGAATATTTGACCCGATAAACATTGGTCTTGTTCGCTTACGTCTATACAACCTCGCTTTCCTTCATATTCACCGACTAAACACCATCCTACTTTATTTGATGTAATTGGTTTTTGAATAGGACTAGTACTATTGTCTGGTTCTGATTTTGCTAATCTGTATTTAGAGTCATTTAATGTTCTATCTAATTGATATCTGGAATTCGGATCTACATTTCTTTCACCGGCATTTTTCAATAAATTTCCAATAGATTGTATTGAACCCTCGGCAACATCAATACCTAATTTTGCTGTATCTGATACAATATCAGCGGACTTATTTATAATTGAGCCTGTTGTATAACCAAATACAGATAATATCTGTGAAAATAATGGTCCAAATATATTAATTATAGTTTGTACAAAATCACCAAAAATATTCAATAGATTTATTCCTAAAAACGATAAAATTAGTAAAATAACTAATGCTATAATTAACATATTTTTATTTAAAAAACTACTACTACTATTGGTTGGAGGAGTAATACTCGATGTTGGAACAGATGCTATACTATTTTCCATATTTATAATTATATATATAATATATTATTTTTATTATTCGTTTAGTTTTCTATTAAAATTTATAAAATTATATTAAAATGGGATTTTTTAATTTTATAGAAACTTTTTTCTTTATTAGTTTAGCAATTACTTTTGTGCTAATATTATTATTAGTATATCA